AGGTTGGCCAAAGCTGACAAACCTGTGCCTGAGAAAGTGGTAAGTTGGTTGCCGTTGAGGTCGAGGTAGGTCAAAGCTGACAAACCTGTTCCTGAGAAAGTGGTAAGTTGGTTGTTGGTGAGGTAGAGGGTGGTCAAAGATGACAAACCTGTTCCTGAGAAAGTGGTAAGTTGGTTGCTGGTGAGGTCGAGGGTGGTAATGTTCCCTGATCTCACAGTGCCACCGTTCGTCACTGAAATAACTCCATAAGCGCGATGCAAACCGCTGGCGGGAATGGTGAGCGTGATGTTGTTTCCCGCCACACCCGTTCCGGCCTGCGTCCCAAGGGTATTATCGGGATTAACTAGACGAGCATATCCAGTGGATGTTTTGACCGTGAACGTGCCTGATGTTGCGCGAGTGGTGGCAAAATAGCATGTTCCTGCATTGCTGGCTCCACGAACAGATGCCAGTGAGGCAATCAGTCTGTCACCTGCCAGTGCCGCGATCCGTGCGCCTGTCTCGTCGCCTGTGTTGGTGCCGCTGGACGTGCCGGAGAATGTCCCTGACTGGGTGGCGAGCGTGCCGAGCCCGAGATTGGTCCGCGCCGTCGATGCCGAGGCGAGGTCGGAGAGGTTGGCGGATTTGACGGCTAGGCCGGAGAGGTCCTGGTCGCCCGTGTTCGTGCCGCTGTTCGTTCCGCTGATGTCGCTGGTTAGAGCAATGGTGCCGTCTTTATCGGGAAACCGCTGAACCCGGTTTGCCGTGAGCGTATCGACGGCGGAAACCATGAGCGTATAATATGCCCCCCGCCACCAACCGAGCGCGCCTAGCAGGCGGGCGACGAATGCGCGGTCATTGCCGCCGATCCCGAATATTGCGTGGTAGGTGCCGCTTTCGCTCGTAATACCTGCGCCTGTGCCGCTGTAGCTGCCAATATATGCGCCTGTGCCACTGCCGTAGTTGAAAATATCCGCCCCCACATATCCAGCTTGCGTGGAGAGGATTGCGCCTGTGTTGCTGCCGGAGATTTCCGCGCCGGTGACGCCTGCCGCAATAATCGCGGCAGTGGTTAAGTCACCCGCAAAACTCGCCTGCCCCACGGACCCGCGTTTTACCAGCGTGCCCGCCGTGGCCGCGTCGGTCGCGGAATCCAGCAAGGCGTGGCTGTGGTTCCCAGCGGCTACCTGCGTCGATCCGGTGCCTATGGAGAGGCTGATTTGCTGACCCGTGATGGCGATGCCGTTGCCTGTCACAGTGGCAGCGGCATGCAGCGCGGCTTTTTGGGCGTCCGTGACATAGTTGTCGTCGGCTCCAAGGGCGGATGCGTAGGCGGTGCTCGCGGTGTAGGCCGCCGTGCCAAGGTTGCCGATATTGGTTTTCTCAGCGTCGGTGACGTAGTTGTCGTCCGCTCCTTTTGCCGGTTCCGCGTCCGTGATGCCGTAGCCTACGAGCGTCGTCGGCTTCCCGGTCACGCTGCCCCATGCGATTTGCAGGCCGGAGAGCACCCACGTCTTGATCGCCGTGTAGGTGAACTTCCCGAGCACCCCGCCACTCAGCGCGGGCGCGATCTCGTCGCCGGTGATCGGGGTGATCGTAGAGGCGGCGGTGATGGCCCCGGCCATGGCTGTCGCCGAGACGCCGTAGGGCGAGCCTGCGGTGGCGGTGTGGATCGCCACGCTGGTGGTCGTCAGCCGTCCGACGTTTTTCGTCACGACCAAGGTGCCGATGGCGACGGTGGCGACCACGTCGCCCGTGCTCAGATCCTGCGCCTTGATGTCGAACTGGAGCGTCTTCCCGCCGAGATACCGCGTATCAATTGGGTGGATGGCCACCACGGCGTTGGTGGTCGAGTGCGTGACGCCGATCCCCGTGCTGTATTGAAACAACGCGCTGCGATCCTCGTCGAGCAGGTTGCGCTTGGCGGTGAAGATCAGGTTGAAAGCCGTCCCCGGCGTGAACGCGGAGCCGTCTTTCAACAGGGCCACGGTCAGGGAGGTGGTGTCACCCGCGTAGAACGTGAAAGGTTGTGCAGTGAGGCTCATCTTTTAGTCAGGCTAAAGAAAAAAAGACAGGGAGCCCCCGCGCAAATGGCGAAGGCTCCCTGAATCGGTTATGGTTTGCTCACCCGGAACCAGCTGGTCCCATTGGAGAGGTAGCGAGCGCAATCCGCAATCGCGATGACGTCGGTGGCGGCTGCCGTAGCGCTGCCCGCGTCGTAGATGTTGGTGCTTGGGCTGGTGATGGTCACCGCGCCGGAACTGGTGTTGGCGTTCATGATGATCAGCTCGCGCAGATCACCGGAAGCCGCCGGGATGGTTGCTGCGGTGGCAGCAGTCCGGCCCGAGAACACCGTGAGGCGGGTGGAAACAGCAGCGGCGTCGCCTGCGGCCAGAGTGTCTTCATCGGCGGTCAGGTTGCTGACGCCAACTTCAACGCCTTCAGCGGTGCGGGTGACAAGGTTGCCTGCGGTGAAGCCAATGGCTTTGCGCCCCTTGCGGAGATAGCGCCATGTGGAGGTTTCAGGCAGGACGAGAGAGAATAGAGATTTCATAGGTGTATTAGGTAGCCCATTAAGGAAAGAAGCCCCGCCCGGATGGGCGTCCGAACGGGGCTTTGATCACACTACTTAGCCAAGAGAGCTGCCGTCCATGATGCGGCCGTCAGGATTCGGGACCGCCAAGTGGCGAATCACGATGCCGTATTCGGGATTATCAGGGCGGGTGCCGTTCGACCAGATACCACGGAACTGGCCGATGGTGCCGTCTGGGTTGTCGTCGCGATTGGAATAGTTGGTCCAGCGATACGTTCCGGCGTAGTTGACCGCGTCGAACGAAGCTTGACCCACCGAGGTGATTGGCTTCGGAACGAGCGTGGTGCAGACGCCTTGATGGTAGATCGTCGAATCTTCCCACGTGGCGTTGAGCCAGCCGGGATTCGGGATCTTCTTCAGCACCGAGTTCACCAAGGTGACGTAGAACTGGGGAATGGCGATCCACGCCTTGAAGCCAGCCGTGGTGGCGGTCTTCACGGTCGCGGCGGCACCCGTTGCCAGCTTGACGCTGTAGGTGGTGGCGGTGAGGTAGGCGGTGACCACGTAGGCGTCGCCAGCGGCGCTGTTGATCTGGGTGCCTTTGTAGAAGCGGGCCGGGCTGTTGGCCACGGCGGCGAGTTCGGTGGTGATGGAGGCGCTGAGGGTCATCACTGCGTCGGCAGTGCCAACCGGTGCGGCAACCGTCACATACTTGGTCGCTTCGTTCATGTATTCCCAGCGATTGACCTTTTCGTCGCAGGTGTGGACGAAGCCGTTGTAGCTCCACTTCTTGCCCATCGCGGCCAACAGGCCTTCGTTCTGGGAAGAATAGCGGAAGTCTTCGCGGACGTCGGGATCAGCCATGACCAAGCGGCGCGATTGACGCGGCGAGGTGATCAGGGAGTAACCAGCGGAACCACCAGCTTGGCCGAGGGCGTCGCCCGCAGCACCTTGATGGTTCAAGAACTCATAGATGATGTCGGTGAAACCGTTGGTCAGGATGGAGTGGTCGGTGCCGGAAGGCATTGGGAACGCCATGGTGCCATACTTGCCGCCAGCGAGGCTGAAGGCGGAGTCGAGCACGACAAGGTTGTCGGCGACGCGGGTGTATTCCGAACGACCACGGTTGATTTGCAGCTCGCGGCCTTGGTCAGCCAAAGCGGTGGTGCAAGCGCCCATCTGTTTCACCCGCACGAACTTGTCGCGGAGCTTGTTGGTGTTCATCGGCGGACCCCACACAGCTTTGTGTTGGAGACGATAGTCACGGAGGGTTTCCGTGAAGGTCACCGTGTCGGCTGGAGGCAAGCCATCGCCCGTACCAGTAAGATGGTTGGCGGTGTTGTCATTCAGCGAGACGTCGGTGGCAACGTCAGCCCAGTCCACTTCTTCAGTGAACTCAGCACCGAGCGAGCCGGTGAGCATGGCGCGGTCGAACTGGAAGGTTTTCTGGACGGACGAGGTTTCGTCGGTCCACGTTTCTTTGCGTCCAAGGGTGATCCAAGGAGTGGGGCGACCCATGATCTTTTGATTGATCATCGGTCCGATTTGAGGAGCTTGTTGGACCATGAGGTCCGTTACGGTATAGGCCATTGTCTTAGGTGGTTATCGAAGTTTGGTTTTAGCCCGGCTAAAGAAGTGGCTTCTTTCAAGCGCGTGGGCTGGTGGAAAACAGAGCGGCGCTTTGCAGCGGGGTGCTCAACTGATGCTTTCTAGGGTCGATAACGCACGAAACTGGCGGACCTTGGCTTGTTTCAGAACCCCCTTGGTCAGCGGGTTCGTGAAGGTTGTGCCAGAGTCCGCCAGCGGCGTCAATGCTTTTCTGTTAATTTTTCCTGATATTTTCAGGAAGTGAAATTATAATCGGCGGCCATCGCCTCGTCGAAGTTTTTGGGAGCCTTGGTGGCGTTTGGAGCCGTGACGGACGCGCCCGCGCCGGGACGGCTCTTCAGGGCCTTCTTGTCGTCCTTCGCGTAGGCCGCCAAGCTGTTCTGCAGCTCGCGCACCTGCTTGATCAGGTGGGGCAACACGGTGCCTGCAAAAGCGGCGGCCGCTTGGTCCTCGGCCCGCGCCGTGCCGAAGTCAATCGACAAGCCGCGCTTCATCAGGCGTTTGTAGGCTTCGGTTTCCTCACCGTCTTCGACAAAGCCCGGGATCAGGTCCTTGTGATCTTCCCAGCGTTGCTTCTGGAAGGTCTGCACCACCCGGCGTTGTTCGTCGAGCAGGCGGCGGTCCTTGTCAATTCGCTCGGCCCGCATCTTCTCAATCCGGGTCTCGGCGTCAGAGAACATCTCCTCCCGCTTGGAAACCAACGAGTTAAAGTCCTCAGCCATCTTCGCCACCTTGGACTGCACCAACAGCGACTTGCTGCCGAAGTGCTCCTCCATCAGGGTTTCCTGCGTCTCCAGATCGCGCTCGCGGATGATCGCCCGCAACACTTCCGGCTCCAAGCCCAAGCTGCCGGACAACTTGTCGGCGTTGGTGAACAGAGTCTCGGCGGGTTTGACCACTTGGTCCTGATATGCGGGCTCATTCTCCATCTGGAGCTTGGCGCTCTGCGAGCTCAAACTGACCATCCGCTCTTTCAAGCCCTCCACTTCGGCCGCCTTGATCTCCAGCTCCTTGAGCTTGGCTTGGATCTCCGGGGTGACGGTGACCTTCTTGGCTTCCTTCAGCTCGGCCTTCAAGGCGCGGAACTTCTCCCCGGCTTTGACGTCCATGCCCTTGACCTCTTCTTCGGTCTGCTTGTCGAACGCCACTTCGTCAAAGCCGTCAACCGGAGGGTCGACGGGCTTGTCGTCAGGCGCGTCCGTGGTGGCGTCGGGGAAGAAATCCGGATCGATGTCAGGCAACTCCTCTTCACGCGCCTCCTTGGGCGTTACGGGAGCGTCAGGAACGGCCTTCTGGGGTTCCGGCGCTACCGAATCAGGCAGCGGGTTGCCCTCTTGTTCAAAAAACTGGTCCATCGCCGCCATGATGTCCGGAGCGTTGGGGTCGCCCCAGTTTTCGGGTGGTGGTGCGGCGTTGCCTGTGATGACTTGGTCGTCGGTATTTGGGTCCATGGTGGTTTAGTAGTGTGGGGTGAGAATCAGTCGTTAGTGGGCTCAATGAACCCGAATTCATTTTCAAGATCATTGATTGAAATTCCTTTTGAGGCCAAATAACTCGCGGCCCTTCCTTCTCTTTCAGTCAAAATCCCATAAAGCAAATGTTCAGCGCCTATGTAGTGATGGCCGAATCTCTTCGCGCAGCGGATCGCTAAGGCGATTGCCTTTTTTGAACGAGGAGTGAAAGGAGTGGTTGATGTAATTGGGATGTCCATGGTTTTAGTCGTTGGTCGGACGGAAGCGGCGGGTCGTGCTGACCGAAATCTCCGTATCCTTGATCTCCGCGAGGATGATCAAGCGGTTGAGCACGGCCCGCGCTCCTTCGGTGTAATTGTGAGCCATCGCGCACTGTTCCAGTGTGGCGGCTCCGCTCTTTTCGATGTAGGTGGTACGCAGCACTTCCGCGAACGCTTTCTGCATCAGGGTGCTTTCGAGCGTGGCTCGTAGCGTGGTTTTTTCTTCTAGGCTTAGTGTGTGTGACATAAAATACTAGTTAGTCATGACAAGCAAATTCGCGATGAAGCTTGGTTCTTGCTTGTTCAACTGCTTTTTTCGCTTCTGCTATTTTATCGAAATAACCGACATGAATGTGTTTGCTGCCTTCGCGCAGCTGAGCAACAAACTTGTTTTTTCTGGCGTCCCATATCACTCCTTTGACGCCAGTTGTATTGTTCGTTGGCCTCGGTCTGTTTGCTTGATTCTCAGAAGCCGAAGCAAGACGAAGATTGGAAAGTCGATTGTTGGATCTGTTGTGATCTTTGTGATCAATTTGACTATTTGGCCAACTACCAAAAGACAAAAGCCACGCAAGCCGATGTGCGTAATACAATCTCTTGTTCACCCTTACAACAACGTATTCACCATCTCTTGCCGTCCCCGCAATACTGTTGATTATGACTTTTTTGCAAGTTTTTACCTTCCACCTCAAAACCCCGGAGTTCTGATCGTAAGACAAAATCTCTGCTGCTTCTTTGTAGCTAATCATTAGATTATATTTGTGACGCCTTCATCCTTTGCAATTTTGCCGTGGCTTCAGCATCTTTCGCTACGAGGCCAGACATTGCCTTTTGAGCTTCAGTGACCATTTTTGCTTGGCCTGCTTGTTTGATATTTTGAAGACGCAGAAGCCCTAATTGCATTTCTTGACTCATCTTCTGCTGGAACTTCATGTCGGAGGCTTTCATCTCCTGAGCAAGCTTCTGTTCCGCCTTCTGCGCTTCGGTGAGTTCTTCTTGGCCGGGAGCCGCTTCCTCGCCGCCGCCTTCCTGCGCCTGCTTGTTGATCATCTTCATGCCGTTGACCACGATCTCGCCGATCTGCTGGACCTTCTGGTGATACATGTTGAGTTCGGGCTGCACCGTCTCATGCACCACGGTCATCTCCAAGGTGGCGATGCAGTGGTCGTAAATCAGGTGGTGCTCCTTGGTCCAGCTGACCAGATCAATCGCGCCTTCGTCCACGCCTTGCAGGCCTTCTTCCAGACGCTGGATGTGAATCGGCAAATGCACCATGTGCAACTGGCCGTCGAGCGGGTCCATCGGATCGCCTTCGAGCAACTGGAAGTTCTCCAGCATGGCAATCGAGGCGTCGTAGGGCACGCGGGTCTCGCTGGGCTTGCCCGCATAACGGTCGGCCAGCTCCACCCCGCCCAGCATCATCGTGCGGTCGTAGTCGAAATTCTTGCGGCCGACGGCGTCCCATGTCGAATAGCCCTGCTGCAGCTGCTCCATGAGCATGATGCGCGAAGAGCGAGAGCCCGTGCCGATGATCCGTGTCGCCTTGACGCGCTTAAAGTCGATCTGTTTGTAAATCTCCTTGGGCACCCCTCTGGCCTCACAACGAGCCTTCATTTCTTTGACGCGCCGCGCCGCTTCCGGGTCTTTCTGCCGGACGCTGAACGCTCGACGGACCTTTTCCTTGGTCAGCTTGTCATACGGGCCGTAGAACAAGGTCACCGCGAACGAGCTGAGCTTGTTCATGTAGTCGAGCTTGCTGCTCACTTCCAACTTGGTTTCCCGCGAGTCCTTGTCCTGCATCATCAGGTTGCCACTGGCCAAGCCCCCGGTCGCCCGGTTGAGAATGTTGCGGGTTTCGTTGATTGCCGGGATCAGCGAATTATTGAGATTCATACCAACCTGCCGCTCGGGCATCCGCATCGTCGGCGGGATCATGATCGCCGGACCGGAGTCGATCAGCATCATGTCCTGCTCGTCCTCGGTGGTGGCGGGCTGGAGGATCAGGGACGAGCCGACGCGGGCGTTGTCCAACAGCTTGCAGTGAAGAATGTCCCCGGCGTTGCAGAGTTGATACACCAAGTAGCCCAAGCCGCGCACCGTGTAGAGACGGCCGCCGTTGCCCGTGCTGAATGCGAAAATCTGAAATGCCTGATCGACGCTATCGTAGAAGCCCGGAGCCTTGAACAAAAACTCCTCGGGCTCATTGCCCGTGGACAAAGCCTGCTTGGAGGCGATATAATAGCTGATCTTGTTGCTGCCAAACTCCTTGACCCAGCCGTGGATCACTTCCACCGGGGCGCAGGTGCTTTCGACGTAAATCTCGTTAGCCTTGATCTCGCGCTGGATCTGCTCCCAGTCGTTCCACTGCTCCTTGCCGCTACCCTTGGTGCTTTGCAGGATGGCCTTTTTGCAGGCTTCCGGGTTCCAGCCGTCGCCGTCCATCTTGCCATACAACACCGTCACCCCATACTCACCAAGCGCACACGCCAGCTCAATCTTGCTGGTAACAATGCCGCTCTTGCGTGGGAACTTGAAGTGGTCCAAGCCAGCCACAGAATATTCCATAGTTTCTTTATCATCGAAGTATGGGATGGCCACGCCATGCTTGACGTAGGCGGAACAGAGTAAGAGATGGTTGGCCAATGAACCGTCGTAGTCGCGGTCCATCGTGGTGTATTCCTCGGCGAGGATGTTGCTCCACGTATCGGCCTGTTGCTTGTCCACTTCCGGCAGCAACGGGATGTCGGCCAGCACCTTCGGCGTGGTGTAGATGTCGACAAAGCCGCTCTCGGCCTCGCTCAGGATCGCCGCGCCCTCGCCGGTGGTGATGTTGAAGCGGTCCGACTGGCCCTTGTTCTCCAACTCCTTGTCGTCGTGCGGACTGTTGTAGTCCTTCATCCCGTCGACCAGCGAGCGGTTGAAGGAGCTGTCCTCGTCCGCGTCGCGCAAGGTGTGGTAGTTGGTCCGCAACGCGGCGGGACTGCCCAACCGTTCGGCCGGAGCCTCCATGGTTTCTTCATCGAGGGTCTTCAAGCTGTTAAGCTCCTCCTCGGATTCGCGGAATAAGGTGACCATGGTTTTGGTGTTTTAGCCTGACTAAAGATTATCGGCCCCGCTCTTGCAGTGCCATCACATTGAGAACTACCACCACTTCGGTGAAGTTGGCTGTGGCCGAGGCGACGTTGATGTTGATCTCGTTTTGAGCCCCAACATTGACGCCAAATTTTTCTCCAGCGGCAGTCAATGCCAGCGCGGTTGTTCCAAATGGAGCATACCGGTCTTCAGCGTCCTCACCGCCTGTCAGCGCGACGGCAGCCCATGTCCCAGCGGTCAAAGAGGAGGTCGTGGTGATATTGAGACCGTAAACGCCCACTTCCTTCGCTTTGACAACCATTGTGTCACCAGCTCCGGCGAAAGCGTCCACGTAAACATGTGCCACCGTGCCAGTGCCATAAGTGGTCCCTTCACCTGCCGCGCCATTGACGGCTGCAATCAGATTGTCCAGCGATGCTGAATCCGAAACTCCCACCAGCACCTCATTCGGAACTGCCGGACCAACGCTCAAAGCCGTCTTGAAGGTGTAGGTGTCATCCTCAATGTCCACCGTGTCGCCATCAGCAATCGTCGTGCCCGTGAGCGTTCCCATTGCCTTCACTCCTGCTATGCCGCTGTTGTATTGAGCCGTCAGCGTAGCGCCTGAAAAAACTCCTGAAGCGGCGAGACTGAACTCCCGGCCCAAGGGGACTGAAAATTTATAGTCTCCATCGGCGGTAATGATAAGTCGTTGCATGGTGTTTAGAGGTTGCGCTTGTTTCCGTTAATTCACCCTGATTGTCAAGCTTTCAATAATTCAGCGCAGCTTGCGCCCGCTGTTGGTCGTCATGTTCCATTTCACCACCCGCTTGCCCCAGCCGTTGTTGGCCATCTTCGCCACCTGCTTGACCTCCGCACTCCGGAACCTCCCCAGCGTAATCGCCTTCTCGACAATCATGTTGAAAACGTCCGCCCGGTCCGGACTCCGCTTCAACCGCTTCTTGGCTTCCTCTTTGCTCTCCACCCGCAGCGCCCGCACTTCCTTCGGGTGATACTCGCGCTCAATCAGCTCCGCCATGGTCTCCTTGGAC